AAGCATCTTCAACAAAGTTATTAAGATCTTGAGTCTTCATGTCACGTATAATAGACTGCATGTATTCAGTTCTCTTTGAAACCCCATATGGATCTTGTGAATATGCTTTTATATCATACGTTCTCTCAGCTATGCCATTTACTACTATATCTACAAACTTAGGGATTATTGGGACTGGTTTCCAGTCTAAATTAAGATAAGATAAATCACCATTAATAGATAACTCATCTTTATATTTTTGTATTGATTGTTCGCCTCTCGCGTATAACCTTAACTTATGAAATGACGCTTGATTTGTTTTAAATCTATTTAAGCCAGTGTCTTTACCAAACCATTCATATTCAATAGCTTTAGCTACTTTTAAACCATAATCATAGCTAGCTTTTTCTAGGTCGCTAACTACCTGACTTGGAAAATAACCTTTTATTGCTTTTTCGGACATATTTATTTAATTATTTGTGATCTTGCTCCAGCGTTTGAATACCTAGCAAAACTTATATTTACTTTACTTGTTTCTTTATCAGCATTTGGCGTATATAAATGTCTATTACAAGCCATTATGGCTAAACCTGAACTTATGGTAGCATCAAATTTTGTTCTTTTGTTTATATCAAACTTAGACCAATCGTTTAGTGTTCTGTTGAAATACATATCACCATAATTACCATCACCTTTTTCGCCAACATGCTCTTGTATATACATCTCAATTGCCGCCGCGTGTGCTTGTTTAATATCTTCACTAGAGTTTGGTATACCACCTATTTCTTTTTCGGTTACAGATAATTTATTCCAAACTTTATCAGGTCTATTCATTGAGTAACCTCTATAACCACGTCTTCGTAGATAATACAATAACCGCGGTTTATTATTTTCTGCAAGTAACGGCATACCATAAAATACTAAGGCCATAAGAACATCTTCAAAGAAAATTTCAGCGGTTGCTGGTCTTGCTACGTATTCTAAGAAAAAATGATTAGCAGGAGCATCTTCCATACTAAATTTAGTTAAACCATGCAAAGAACCTTTAGAGCCCTTACCATCAACAGTTCCTGATATATCATAACTATCACACCCAAATGCTCCAACATGCTCATTGCCAGGATATTTTATTCCATTTTTAACAACTATTTTATTTTGCATGTGCATTGGTGGTACCCAAGATACATAAAATCTACCACCTTTATCTGGATAAAATATTATGTTAGTATCTTTAACGCCATTAACCCACTGGAAATTACCTCTTGTAATTACTGATGAGTTATAAAGTTCTTCGTTATAATCTATTTGCTCGTAAAGCTTTACTAGATTAAATATACTATTTTTAGTTTCATCTCTAAACG